CAACGCAAAACAGATACTAATAGCATATCTACGAGGCTCATACAATATCGACATAATAGAGTCAATACCGGATACCAAAATACTGGACGTTGACTTTTTACCGCCGAATTTGTATGCTATGAAGTAACATGAGCAACAACAATAACGAAGAAAGCAATCAATCGGGAAATAGTAAAACAAAGAAAAAACAGGGATTTGCCGCACACCCTGAAAGCATCAATCGTAATGGACGGCCTCCAAAAGAACGAGCAATAGCACACCTACAGGCAGAATACCTTAAAGGCACTATCGATACTGAGGGCGGTAAAATCACGAGAGAAGAGGCTCTTGTCAAGGCTTGGTACGATATGGCTTTAAATGACCCGGGTGCAATGCGCGGATTTGTAGCGCACCTTGAACCGGAACCTAAGCAATCGATAGAAACTGAGATGACTACTACGATACAACTGATAGATCCAGAAGAAAAAAACGTATAGCCATGGCATATACAGAAAAGCAACGTACAGGCCTTACGCTACTAAACGATAAGACAAAAGACGAAATATTGTTAGACGGCGGGTCTCGCAGCGGTAAAACACGGTTGCTTGCTAGATATTACATGGTCAAGAGCGGCACATATCCTGAGACAAGGCGATTAGTATGCCGTAAAAGCAAAACGTCATGTATCGCCAGCGTGTGGGATCAGACGATTATACCGCTATCGCAGACAGAATTCAAAGGAGTATGCAGTGAGGTCGGACGCGGATCATCGTCGCATCGGCTACAGTTTATAAACGGATCATCTATATGGGCAGGTGGATTTGACAACCCGCAACACATGGACAGTATCCTTGGTCAAGAGTGGGCTGATATCTGGCTGAACGAGGCAACGGACGCAAGCTATGAAGAGTTCGGACGTCTGAAAACACGGCTAAACTGGAATCCGGCACTGTCAAATGTGCGATTGAAATTTTTACTTGATTGTAACCCGCGCAACCCCGGACACTGGTTACACCGTAGATACATCGAGGGAGTCGATCCGAACACACGTGAACCGCTACCGAAAAAAGAGCGATCAACGATAGGCAGACTGTATTTCCATCCGATGGATAACGCAGAGAATCTATCGCCTCAATACCTCGAATCTCTACAGCGGTTAAGCGGCATGAATTACAAGCGGTTTTGGGAAGGTATCTGGTGCGACAATTTCAATGGGCAGGTATTCAGATTTGACCGTGCAGTAAACGTTGTGGAAAATAAGATACCGTATAATCCTGAGCTTGAAACGTGGTGCTCTTGGGATTTCGGGGTATCGCCTTCGCAAACGTTTATTATCTGGTATCAACTCATGCCGTCAACCGATAGGACTAACAAATACGGGTGCACAGTCAATATAATCGACGAGTTAATTGACCATGACAAGCCAGCGTCGTATTACATAAACGCTGTCAACGCACGGCCTTACACCCGGGATATGTACGACGCTGTCGATCCGGCGGGTGCAGCGCGAGACGCAAAACTCGAATCATGGGTATCTCTCATGCGGCAAGCGGGGCGGCACGTGAAATACGTGACGAACTTCCGGCCTCACGAAATGATAGACAACGCAAACGCCGTGTTACCGTATATCCGGGTAAACGATACGCAATGTCCACGCACCGTGGAGTGCCTAGAAAACTGGTCATATCCTACAGACAGAGACGGCAAAGTGCAGGCAGGTAGTCTGCCTAACCATGATGAATACTCACACGGCGGTACAAGTTTTTACTACTTTACGACGAATCGCTTCAATCCGAAACGCGCAATCGTGTCTTGACGTATGATGCTCGATGACTTATATTGATTATGCAACGAGGCAATACATGATACAAACAAGCACTTCAGTTATAAAAGACATGTTCGACAAGATGAAAGCGTCGGCAGAAGAAACACGTAAGATAGACGTACAGACACGACGGTATTATCTCGAAGACGATTTCAAGCACTTGATTACAGCGGAACTTAAGAATCAGTTTACGAAGGAAACATACGACGCAATCAATTTGCTTGTCGATGACAGCATAAACCTTGTACAGTTTTTAAGCGAGGAAATAGGCGGCGGTGTATATCAAAACGAGGCAGTCCGCGCTTTCAAGAAAGCGGAATCCGATGACGAAGATATGCGATATGCAGAGCTTATAAAAGAGCTACCGATGGATATCGTCATGGACGAAGTGACACGCGGTACGTTTGCGCTCAATGAATTCTGCATCGGAGTTGCGTATCGTAACGGTAAGATTGCCTTGGATATATTCCCGCCTGATTTTGTGAGCGTATGGCAGGATGAGAACGATCCGCTTAAGATTACCGCGCTCATGTATGAGGTCATACTATCTGATACAGTGGATGCACCGGCAATTGATAGCTCAATAGCTAATTCGCAGAGAAAACGTCATTATGTGTGGTGGGATGTTTTCGGAAACCACTTTCTTTGCGATGAACACTTTCGGCGCATCCCGAATCCTGATAATCCCGATGACGTAAATCCGTACAAGGATAAAGACGGGAAGTTTATTATTCCGTTTGTTATTTGCCATAAGAAATATAACGCGCGTACGATATGGGATGGAACGAGCGGGAATAAAATGTACAGCGCACAGTTACAGATCGGAGTGCTGGGAACGTTATTTAATTACTATGCAAAAGTATTGTCACTTAAACAGCTTTCAATAACTGGCAACGCAGATATAAAACTTAGCAACGACCAAGCACTTGACCCGCTTCATATATTTAAGGTCGAAGGCGAAGGCGCACAGGTATCCGTACTTGATATGCAAGGCCGCCTTGATATGTTTGAAAAGAACGTGCTCATAGGTAAAATTGAAAGAGCACTTAACGCGGAAGGGCTGTCTCTTGAATCGTTTCAGCGCAGCGGTGCACCGGAAAGCGGGTACAAGCTAAAGGTCAAAAAAGAGGGGCAGCTAAAGCGTATTAATGCGCTCATGAAGTTCTTCCGCGTGTATGAAAAACAACTCGCAGATATCATGCGGATAGTAAATAATACTTATTTCTCAGAAAAGATAGCGGAAGATGCTGAATTCTCTATCGACTTTGCAGAGTACAAACCGGAAGAAAATCCGCTTGACGTTGACAAGCACCGCGAGTTTCTTATCGCTCACAACATGGCAACTGATATCGATTTCATACGCGAAGATAACCCCGACCTTGACGAAGATGCAGCACGTATGCGGTACGATGCTAACAAGCAACTTAACGGTGAGCTGAGTAACAACTCTGAAAAAATAGTCGGTGGGGTTAATGCCGCGATAACGGCGGCGAACGAGGAAGTTCCGCTTGCTACCGAACCGTAAAAAACTAGAGAAGCTATTCAACGCTGAAAATAATACGTTTGATAAACTGTCTAATGACTTTGTTTCAAACGTAAAAAGCACGCTTCGTAAAGTTGAAAACAATTTAAAAAAGCTATTGGTAGAATATAGCGGTAAGACTTCACAGGCCGTCGATATTGAATTTGCCTTGGAAGCTAAGACTCAATTGCAAGCGTTACTGAGGGATGCCGGATATTATACGGCTGTCGATGACGCGGTAGGTAAATACTCTACTGTGATTAAGAGCGTCAAGGATACATACGGGGCGTTCGGCGCAAACGTTAAGTTTACAGATATTGATAGACGCGCAATTACAGAGTTTATACAGACAGACCTAGGGGAATTCGCAGACCTTGGCCGCGACATCCAAAGGCAGATATACAAGTCACTTACCGATAGCGCACTTGGCGGAATAAGTGTACCTGAGAGCGTAACGGCAATTGAGGCCGCGCTTGCAAATACCGATATAGCCAAACATGCGTACACGATCATAAACACGGCGTATTTACAGTTTAATGCGAGAGTAAACAATATAGCCGCTGAAAATACCGGATGGAAACAGGCTATTTATATGGGGCCGATAGACAACGTTACTCGCGATTTTTGTCGCGCTCATATAAATCAGATTATGACGATTGACGAAGCTAAGAAATTGCAGAATGACCAAGGAATGAGCGCGTGGTCATCGGTCGGTGGCTGGAACTGTCGGCATAGATGGGTTGCCGTACCTCCATCGTATGAAGGATCGCAGGAATATGCAGAGCTTGAAAAGCGCACCGATAAAGACTTGGCGGCTACTAAATGACGGCGAAAGTAACGCATAATTTTAGGCTGAAAGATTGTCTAAAAGACCGCAAGCCGCTATTCGACCGCATCGGGCAATACATGATACGCCGGATAACAGACCGTACAGACTCGCAGCATGTAGACGCAGATGGAAAGGCTTTTAAACCGTACACACCCGAATACCAAAAATACCGCGAAAAAAAAGGCAGAAGCGCGGCTGTGAATCTCACGTACACCGGGCGCATGATGTCAAATATACGCGGCGGTAAGGTCATATCGCAGTCCGATAGCCACGTA